ACTTTTGAGTATTTAGAGGTTAAACCTCATAGGAGCGGGGGGACTTGAACCCCCACAGGATTTACTCCCAACGGATTTTAAGTCCGGTGCGTCTACCGATTCCGCCACGCTCCCATAAAAACTTACGCTTTGTAAGTGATAGGATTATACTTGAGGAACTCCCAGAATGTCAACTTCATTTCTTTTTGTGACATTCCACAGTGCTTTGCTGCTTGAGGGAGATTCCACTTTGCACGAAACAAGTTTTCATTTGCTTCCTTCACATTCTCTGGTGTTGTTTTCACTGGTTCTTGTTTCAGTGCCTTGTAGTTAATGCGATAAGGATTCATTTTGAAAAAAGTATCGTGTGAGAATTTTTGCCGGGAATTTTTCCCCCCAAAAATGGAATTAAAAGTCGATTTTGGTTTCAGAGAGGACTTGCATAAGAGAGTGTCTCTTCATCAAGTGTACTACGAACGAAGTCTAACACACTCATAAACTCTTCAACGGTCTCACAGGACACTTCCTTTTCTGACCCCTCACTGGAATACAGATACACAGTACGCTTGATTGGGTCAACTACGCAACGGGTCAGGTACTCGTCTTGCATTCGTTTCGTTTGCTGATTACCCAAGTATCATAGCACGGTCAGGGGTCCGTGTCAAGGTTTTCTGGGCGAGGAAGGTCCCTTCTTTCGGCAAAGACCAGATAGTAACAGTTTGCTGGCATCCCATTGGTGCTTAAGTACACCTTCAAGTCTTCAATTCTCTTCACAACTAACGATTGGTCAGCACCAATTTGTGTTAGATGAACAGTGATTGTTGATGGGTTGATTAAACCTTCCCACTCGGGTGGTAGTTGAATATATTTTCCACTTGAAATACGACCCTGAACAAATACAAGATGTTTATTTGTTAATGGATGTTCATAGTCAAGGGTTTTGGACTTATCTATTGGATGTTGAAATTTCATAAGATTACATTAGTTACGGTTGATACTCCAAGATATTCAAGTGCTTTGTCATAAGTAATGATATCAGCACGATATGATGCAATTTGTTGTGCTAGTCCCCAGATTTCGGATTGAATTTCTTTTCTTTGCTCTCTAAAAGTATTAGCAACATCAATTTTATAATTTAATGTGCTAATACCAGAAGAGATGTCAGACTTTGCAGTATTTAGTGTGTTAATTGCATTTGTCAAGTTTGTTTCCTCTGTTGGGCAAGAGGATGTTGCAGATAAAATACCAACAATTTGACTTGAATCAACAGTTGTTACAAATCCGACAGCAACTCTTTCTCCACTTAATGTAATTGGATATGAAGAGAATCCAACAAGAGAGTAATAGATGCCTGCACCAACTTCTGGTTCAAAAGTGCTTGGGTCTTCCTCATCTACTGCATCTGGGTTCCATGCAATTACATTTGGTTGAAATCCAGAGTTATCATACTTAATAGAAACTCCAATTCCAATATCACCAGTCGTCATAATTCCGATGGTTTGTGGTATAAATGGATCTTTTTCGGACTGTAAATCATAATCTTCAAATGTAAATTCTGATGTGGAAGTTAGAACCGTAAAGGTTACATAAGACCCATCAGATTCTGGTGCAGATGCAATACCAGTTGCAAGGGTATCTAAAGTCAGAGATGTGACAACAGACCCACTTGAGATGCCAAGAATAGAGCGAGAGAGTGTGGTTGTTCCGATACCAATAATATTAGATGATGAGGGAAGAACACCAGACTTTGATGATATTACAAGTTGTCCTGTATTAATACCAACTGTTGATGATGAACCAACAACAGAAAGAGCAGTGAGTTGGTCAGAACCAAACTCAATAATTCCAGTGAAACTTGCGACAAAAGTATCACCAATATCTTCAGTTACTGGTTCATTATAGTACTTAACTCCATATGCACTTTCTGTGCTGAATCCAAAAGTAGAGTAGTTACTGTAAGTTACAAATCCAACGCCATCATATAGTTCAACACTTGGTAAAGTTCCTGCATATCCAGCAAGAGAAAGTTGAGTCGCAACTAAACTGTAAACTGTACCTGCTACTCCAGTTAATCTCCAAAAAACATCAGTCCTACAACCAACATTAATACGGTCTTGGTATGCAGAAGTAACATCAACAATTTTAAAGTTTACACTCTGAACTTCATTGTAGATATCCCTATCTAACGATAAAATAACATCATCATATGCTATTTTACTACCATCCAACTCAATGATTGTTTCGGATGAGTCTTCTATTGCAGTACTTGCATCATCTAATTTTGTTCTCAAGTCATCATTAAGAACGGTATAATATCTTGGATCCATCTTTACACTATTTTTGAGTATTTATTTTAGAGTTCTAACCATTGAGAAGGATGTGTAGACCCTTGATGATAATTTGAATATTCTTTTTTCAAAGTAATTCTAATATCACCAGGAATTACTACCCTTTCTCCTGCCCTTTCAGTAAATTGTTGAGTAAAGTGATAAACATTACTTGGAAATAATACTACCGTTCCTTCAGTTGGAGTGATTGTATAATAGTTACAGTTATATCTATTGAATCCAAGTAACAAGTTTCTTTGCTCTGAAGTTTCAAATAATCCACCAACAACTTCATTGCGATTATTTTGTTGATTTACACAAAACTTATCAGATGTTTCATTTGTGTTTAGATAATACACAAAACTAATATTTGATTCATTGTGATAGTGTGGTGCTATTTCTGGTGTTTCCTTTTCGTGGTAACCAACCCAAGATTTAATGATATGATAATCTAATTTAGTATAATCCACATTTAAATGTCTCATATACTCATCAATATTTTTCTTCAAACTCTCAAAAAAAGATTTATATTGTTCTTGTAGATGAACAAATATTTTACCAGAAAACTCTGGGCTTTCATTCTCGTAACCATTAAACCAATATTGCTTTAAAGATTCTAAATGTTTAGATTTAAATTCTTCGTGGCAATCAATCTTTCCTTGATAAACAATCAGTGGAAATACTTCGTGTATTTTTCCCATCAACCACCATTAATAGTATATTCATTATTATCTCCTGGATAGTCACTTGGTGTCAATCCTTTGTATTCTGCTATGTTCTTTGGAGTATCTTTTCTTTCTGCAAAGATAATAAAATCACAATTAATAGGTCCACCTAGATTGTTCTTTACAACAACACGACTTCCCCATTCAATTTTATCAACAAATAACTCCTGATATACACCAATAGGCGTCAGTGTAACACCTATGGTTTCAATATCAACCAAGTCTTTCCAATAATCTGGCAGTTCAATTACATTAGAACCAGAAAGTTTACCTCTCAAATAAACTTCTGCCGCTGGTCCTTCAACACAAATATATCTTAAGCGATGATCACTTTTTGATGGGTGAGGAATATCAAATCCTTTTTTGGCTCTTATTTTTGCTTTTAACAACTCAATTGTGGGACTACTAATTTTACCAGTTACCTTTAGTATTCCATTTATGGTTGTTTTTCCATTAATTGTTTTCTTACCAGTTGTTGTACTCTTTCCATTAAAAGAAGTCTTGCCAGTAATACTTACTTTCCCAGTCCAAAATAATTTACCTGTTCCTGTCGTCTTAACTGCAGTATAAGTTGTTTTACCAAGAACAGTAACAGTAACTTTGGGTGCAAGAGTTGCAGTCAAACCAACAGGTCCAGATTCATTTCCAATTAATAAATCTGTTGGAGTAGGTGCAGAACCCAAACTAGTTACCATTATAATAGGAAGACCCTTTGCTTCTGGTGCTAGGTAGTTTTGTGTTCTACCTATCATCAAAGTTGCTGCTGGTCTCGGTAACGGATAAGCAAGTGGAGAACCAACTAACATAGGTCCTTCAATCCATCCACTACCATTTACCGGAGGAGTTCCTGCTCCACCACCCAATGCAGTTGCAGGAGGTCCAGGAACACCACCAGGAAGACCTGCTGTTACCTGAAACTGACCACCAACCAAAAGATTACCAACCGTCATATTACCCTCCTAAACTACCAATTAGTTTTTTAAGTCCATCAACAAATTTTAATGGTGTCATACCGCCCAAGATTGGACCAAATACAAAATCAGTAGACTCATTTATACTCCACTCACCTCTTATTTTAATTTCTCCAGGAGATGTAACTTGAACTTGTTTTTCTGCCGCAATGTTAATATTAGATGATGCTTCAATATCAACATTTGTTCTCGAATTAACTCTAATTCCACCATTTGCAGCTATTTGAACAAATCCAGTTGTGTTACTATCACCAGTAGAAATTAATTCAATGTCCTTTGCAAAAATTCTAATTCGACCAGCAGGAGCACCAATAATTATATCACCATTTTCTGCATAAGTGACAAAAGAAACTCCATCAACGGGAGTTTTGCCACATATTATTTGATATGCTCCTGGACACTGGTTCCAGGTTGAACCATTAAACTTGCCAGAAGCACCAAATCCCATAAAATGGTCAGTTGCTTTTGATGGATTTGTATTGCGAATGAGTGCAGCAAGTTTTGTTCCATCAAGGTGAACATCACCAAACCTCAATTCACCTTGAGTTGTGCCTATGCGGGAATAGTCCCAACTTGGTTTTGTATCTGTCATAATGGTTTACCTACACAATCAACAACACTAATTGGTATTACTCCTCTTTCCGTCAATGCTTCAAGACTTGTATCCTTAACTACTTTGAACACTGGTTTAATAACAGCATTATAACCATTAAGACTATCTATACCAATTTCAGGGACGGCAGTATAACCAATTCCTCTACCATCAATAGTAACACCAATTAATTGCCCATTGAAACCAAACTTCGGCGTTAGAACTGCACCCCTATCTGGAGTGATTACAATTGTATCGCCGTCCTCATATCCAAATCCAGGATCTACAATCTCAACACCTGTCAACTCAAGTGTAACAGGATAAGTTCCGAGAGAGGATGATGCGAATGGTCCAGTATCTCTTACATCAGGACACTCTGGTGCAGTAAGTAGTGCATCTTCCGACGAAATATAAGGAGTATCTCCTGCCAGTTGAACTAAATCACCTGCTTTAATGTCCATTGTTTCTCCTGGACTATATGGATATTCCCAAACACCATCTGCTCTTCTAACTGTGGATTGGCATCTATCCGCCCAAGTTCTACCATCACCACCCTGACTACCATCAGGTTTTGCAAGGTAATTAAATCCATTTTCAATCAAAATAACATCAACTATCCCATCAACAAGTTCACCTGGTCTTGGACCTATACCTGCCCCCGTACCCGTACCTGTTCCAGCACCTGCCCCAGTTCCAGTGCCTGTTCCGGTCCCAGTTCCAGTTCCAGTGCCTGTTCCGGTCCCAGTTCCAGTGCCAGTTCCAGTATCATCTCCTCCTGGCGGAGGAACATAAGGAACTTTGCCAATTACAGCAACTGCAGTGGCACCCTTTCCTCTACCACAAGAGTCTTCAATGTTAACAAATGGTGCTTTTTTATAACCAAATCCAGGCGAAACAATATCAATACCAAGAATATCTCCAGCAGCACCTATGATTGCATTACCAGTTGCACCTTTTCCTCCACCACCCCAGAAATTAATCTTTGGAGGACCACATAAGATAGGTCCAACATTACAAGAATCATTAACACCAGCAATCAATGAGTTAATGTCAATATTAAAATTAAAATTATTGGGGTCAACTGCAGAAGTTGCTGAAGATATAATAGATTTTGCTGAACTTATAATACCACTGACATCTAATGAAATTCCAGATGCTGGTGCTCCTTCAAGAGGACTCCATTCAGTAACTTCAGCACACTCTGCTTTTACATCACAAGTTAAGAAGTCTAGAAGAGATGTGATTGCATCAAGGACAGAATCAATCAATCCTTTAATTGCGGAGATTGTTCCAAGAACTGCATTTAGAATTCCATTTACTGCTGCTAATATCTGCCCTATGATTTGTCCAACTAATTCAGTAAGAAACTTTTCAACTGCACATGCTGCTACATTAACATAACGATTAACAATAGATGTTAAAAATTGCTCAATTAAACCAGATAGGTTGTCAAGGATTTTATTAAACAAACACAGAATCAAATCAAGAGCAGTTGCCTTCTTTTCCTGTAGTGGTGCTCTTTGATTTAAAAATGCCGCTGCTTTTGCTTTGTTTAGTGCCCAGTTAATTCCTCTAACTACATAATCTTTTATAAATCCAACCAACCATTTAATATATCCAGTTATTTTAGATGCAAATCCATTGATGATTGATTGTGCTTCGCTTAAAAAATTCTCTGCATCAGTTAAAGCACTGTTAGGTCCATTAAGTTTATTTCTTAAACCTTCAATGTCCTTCTTTAAACTCTTTAGCGAATTATTAATTGCATTGCTATCAAAAGGTTTGCACGCAGAAGGAACATCAAAGTTCATTTTTCCCAATTTGGCAAGGTCTTGATCCGATTGAGAAAACTTGCAGTCTGCACCAGCACCTGATAAATTTACTACATCAGAATCCTTAATGTTTGAAGATGGAACTATCACCCATTGACCAAGACCTGCAGTAAATCCAGATTTTGGTGTACACCCTTTATTATCTTCACCCGATTTATTCTTTTCAAATACGCATAAAGGATTGTTGATTAAACTTGTAATGTAATATTGTTTATTAAATCTACTTTTATGAATATTAACAAAAGAATCTGGAGCAAGGGGAATATACATCTGCAACCCTGCTTGGCCAGAAGGAAAATCAGTTTGTCTTATTGCATCAATTAATTGATCGTCTGGTGTTTCTTTGGAGTGTAAAGAACACAAACGAACCTTATATCTTTCAGACCAACCCTTTGCATCCTTTCCCTTTTCGTCTCCGCGATTGGGAATGCAAAATTCTTTATAAGTCTCTTTTGAAATTTGACCGATACCAATATACTCATACTCTCTGTCAAAATCAAAGATATAAGGTTTGTTTGAATAATAAGTCATTCGTAAATTCTACACTCAAGAGCATCTGGATGTGTATCACAATACAATTCTAAAGGAGTTGGGTCATGGTCTTCATCAGGGTGACTTACTTGATACTGTTCTAAAGCATCAAGTTCATCTTCTAAATGACGACGGCGTTGACCACTTGTGTTTGGATTATCAAGTTCATCGCGGTCATCATTAATGTGTTGTTGAAGTGATTTTTCCATTGTAGTTTACCTTAAACTTTTACACCAAAAGAGTCTCTGACTAAAACCAATCCAGTGTAAGTTTGTGTTGGAGAAATGTAATGACATAACTCTAATATCATATATATACCACTATCTTTGGGACTCCTCACGGGAGTTGTTTTGGAAGATAGTTCGGGCAAGTCGCACTGAATAATGTCACCTGCTTGCAAACTAAAATCTCCTGGTATCTTAATTTCAGTCATAAAATTCAGTCTCTGTCTATAGTTTTGCATTGCTTGTCCTATAGTTTCAGAGACATTAATATTTTCTTCTTTTGATTTTTCAAGTTGTTGGTTTATAGAATCACCAGTTCCATATGCCATACCAATTGATTTTGGTGTGGTGAAGAAGTTTGTTGGTTGAGTTGTATATTCGCCATAGTCCGGTAAGTCTAATCCTGCTAAAACTTTCCCTGCATCTTCCGCAATCAGTGGAGAATCTTTTTTAAATACTAGATTAGTATAGTCAAAAGTTTCTGTAACTGTTCCAAAGGCACCATAATCCATTTGCTTTTCAACATCAGCAACTCTTACAACATTCACATCTAAAATTTTATCATCATAACCTGCAGGTATTTCTTCATCTACCTTAAAGTTGTAGATATACTTTTTAATTGGAGAACCATTAAAAATTTCATCAGCAGATTTAAAATAAAATCCTTTTGATGTTTGCCAGAAAAAGAATCCAGCAGTCTTTCCCTTTGCACCAGCAACATTTGGAACTGCTAGTGGTTGAAGTTCAAGTATTACTTCAAACGGTTCTTTATACAATCCATAATCAAAACAGGCACTAATTGTTTCACTAATAAAAAGTTCCTTATCTGTTTTTAAATCTTGTTTTAAAATCGTCTCAACTGTTTTTGATATTTTACCATCATATCTTCTTTCTACTCTATTCTTTAGAAGTTTATTATCTAAAAATTCTTTAGAGACAATTTGAGCAATAAAACTTGAAGACTTAAAAGACCTTGTTTCAAAACTTTTATGGGATAACCTCAAAGAATTACCATCAGAAAAATCTAAAATATTTCCTGCACCATCAGTATACTTGAATGAAACCTTTTCTCCACCCTGAAGTTTGAGTGCTTCTGCAGCAGAAAGACCAGACTCTCCAGTATCAACAATTGCAACACCTATTCTGATTGTATCGTCAATCATACTTTCACGATACTCAATTCTTGGAGCACCAGTTCTTACATCAAAAGAACTACCACCAGAGTTAGAACTTATTTCAAATAGATTTGCTGTTGCTGCTTCCTTACTTCCTGGCATAATTTTTATTTACCTTATTACTATTTACGCTATTTCAACTATCTGTGTTGCCAAATAAATGTCCTTCTGAATTAAAGCAACTGCGCCGGATGTATGTTCTTTCAAAGCACCAGTCCTATTTAATGATGCAACTGTTGAAGTTTGTGATGGTGCTAATGATGCTTGAGTTCCACCCTTCTGTATCAAATCAAATAGACCACCTTTTAATGGATCTACTTTACCTTTGGTGGTCTCTTGAGAACCCATTGGTTGAGATAATTGCTCCATATGAATATGGGGTCCTCCTGACCTTCCAGAACCAGGAGCACCAGGTTCTCCGCCAGAATAAGCTATAATTTGGTTTGCACCAAAAGTTGTCCCATTTCTTATTGATGAAGGCACAGAACTCAAATGAGCTATTCTTGCAATCCTACCATCAGAAAATTTAACATCCATATAAGTTCCATAACCACCATTAGCATCTCTAGCACCACTATTAGTTCTCCAAACTTTTAAAACTGTGCCACCCATACCAAAAGAGATTGGAGTTCCTTGAGGAGCAGCGATGTCCATACCTTCGTGAGGTTTACTCCTGAAAGATTCTTGTTGTTTGAAGAAACTAGTAATGTCTGACCTACTAAATTTCTTAACTCCTTTCGCGCTCAGAGTTGGTCCACCCTTACTTTCGTATTTTTTTACTTTGTCTTTGTATCTCGATAAAAATCCATTTGTAGCGTTGTTTGGTTCTATTCCACCAGGTAAAGAAGTCCAAGTTTTGCTCAATTTATTTGCAACTTTTAAAGGATCTTTTTTAAGATCCGTTACTAATCCAGATTCGCCATAACCATAAGCAGCTATAGCCAATCTATACGCCGCTATGTCCTGATTTTCTGGGGTAAATTCTTTTGCGGGTTTGTACTGGTCCCAAGTTGTTGATAAAAATTGATATCTTCCAGCAGCATCACTAGTAAGTCCTTTATTAGGACCACTAAGAATTCTCTCACTAATTCTAGGATGATCTCTCCATCCGTTATCAAATGTTTTGGAGGGATATCTTGAGTTGTATCCACCCGACTCAGAACCAGCAATAGCATCTAAAAGTGCTTTGCCTTCTGGTGGAATATCTGCTGCTTTTCCAGTAAACATTCCACCACCAGCACCATCTCCACCATCTCCATCTGCACCTCCACCACCTTCAGAATCAGTTATAGAACCTCCCTCCAAATTCATCTCATTGCGAAGATTTTGAAGTATCTTTGCTGCAGAACTTTCAATAGAAACTGTAAGTGCTCTTGATATAAACTTACCAATTCTTTCACCAATACTTAAACTTCTTCCAATCTCTCTAGAAGGAACTACACCACCATTTGCCATTGCAATAGTTTTAGAAATATCGCCAAAGGAATTATTAAGTTCAGCATCAACTGCATTTTGAACTACAGAACCAAACACATCACCAATAGACTTTGCAAGTTTTTTGTCTGGTTTTTGTCCAAGTGACATATCAATACCAGCACCAAACATTGAACCAGCAAGACCATTAATAGACCTCATCTTTTTGACATCATCAGAACTCTTTTTGAGTGCTCTTAATGCACTTCTTGTTCCGGGTTCATCCTTACCATATAGTTCTTCAATCTTTAGTTTTCCACCAACATCTTTTCCTGGTTGTGTTTTTTGTGGTTGAATTCTAGGTGTAACTTTTTTTGTTCTGGTCTTCAGTCTTCTTGAAGGTGCAACTGTTGACTGACCACCTCTAGTAACTTGACCACCCTCTGCACGACCTTGTGGTTTCTCACTACTTCCAATCAAACTATCATATAGTGCTCCACCAACAATATCACCAAGAATACCACCAAGAATAGTGCCAGCAAATGGAACAGGAATAAAAGTACCAAGTGCAGAACCAACAGTAGCACCGACTGCTTTTGCTGCTGCTCTTCCAGGATTTTCTCCCATAGCAAGAGAGAAAGCAAAATCTAAAAGACCACCAATGATTGGAACTCTACCAAAAACTCCCTTTGCAATTCTTGTCCCAGTCTTACCAAGAACTTTTAAGGATGCTCTATTAAAAGACTTGCCTACTCCACGAGAAAGAATTGAACCTTGCCCTGTACCACCACCAAGTCCTCTTTGAGGTCCTTCAAATTTCTCAAACCTCTTAAGAACATCAGCACGAGCACGACTTACTGATGCTCCTTGTGCTTTTCTTGCCTCATACATTCTTGCAGCATCATTTCCATATCTCCTCTCAATCATTTTAGTTTGAGCGTCTCTTCCCAAATATGAAGAAAGTTTTGCATTCTTTGGAAGAGTTGATGGTTTTGCACCAGGCTTTATAGGTCCACCAGGTTTCTTTGGAGAACTACTGATGATTAGCATTGAAGCAGCAATCGCTCCATTCAAAAGGAGATTTAACTGCTTTGAGAAATCATCAAAAGTTTTTGCGGCACCTTCGCCACCAAGTTCCTTAACAAAATTACGAGTTCCATCATATGCTTTATATCCAAACTCTATAAAATTAATAACACCACTCAATAAGTTTTTGGCAAAACCTTCAATAAATTCTGCAACTGGTTTTAAAACTTTTCCAAATTCTATAAGTTTTGGAAGAAGTTCTCCATACTTATTGAAGAGATATCCAAGTAAAGTAAAACCAATGAAACGGTTGATGCGATCAAAAATACTCTGACCAGGAACAGAAGGTATCAGATTTGATGATACTTTATTATCCTTTACCTTCTTTTCTAGTTTTCTTTCTCTCTGTTCGGACTTTCTTCTTTCCTCTTCTTTTCTTTTTGTTTCTCTTTCTTTCTTATCAATCAGATAACTGTCTTTAAATAAGACACTCAATTGAGTAATCTTTTTCTTTACAACAGCAAGACTACCTGATGTTTTGGTTTCTTTATCTACTGGTCTTAAATCACCAGCAGATATTTTCTTTACAGAAATATTTTGTAGAGGTACAAGAAACTTTTGTTTCTCTATCGAACCACCTTTCTTACTTGGAGGTAGTAGTTTTTTGGAATCTATGACTGCCATCTTATAATACTCCTACTAAATCCGCAATTCCAAGAGAATTAGCAATCTTTGAGCGAGAATCATTATTTGATGATATTGCAAACTCAGGAAGTTTGGAACCTCTAGCAACGGCAGGAGTCTTGCTCGGTGCTTTGATTGGTGGTAGGACAGTATAAGTTGTCTTTGTATAGATTACAGGAGGTCCTGGAGGTGCCATAGAGCGACTTTGTGGACCAAGATTGAGAGGTTGTCCACGAAGATTTACATATCCGTCAGGTTCAACACCAAGTTCTCTCATCATCTTTTCTTGTCTGTTTGAAGCATCACGAATGGTTTGAATATTTTGCTTCAGATTCAAATTAAGACCAGTTGGTGGTTTTGACATTGGTGGTCTAGAAACACTACTTGGAGGTATTGCAAAAGAGTTTCTAGATGAAGATGATTTTGGAATACTTACAGACCTTTCTGCAAGAGGACCAGTTCCAAATTTAACTAATGAACTTGGAGCACTTGGACTTGCATTATATCTCTTAACTGCATCTGGAGAATATGTTTGATTGAGTGGTAGATTTTTTACTCCACCAACATTCATTCCCAAAAACTTATTCTGGTATCCAAGATTCATACCTTGTGGTGCCATCACTCTTCCAGTTCCAGGAAGAGCCCTACCAAGAGCACCAAGCATTCCACCACCTTGATATGACTTAATAGTTTTCTTGATTATTCCTCCACCAGAAGCAAGTTGAATATTGTTTACCATTCTTGGAACATTGGTTCCTCCACCTCTTCTATTCAAGTCCAAGAAGAAGTTTGACCCATACTTATCAACTGCTTCTTTTGACATTACAACTTCACCGGGCCTTGCCGCAATCAATTGCGTATCAACACCAGCACCTTTAATCTTTACACCACTATCTTCAGAGATTCCACCACCACCTTCAAATGCAATATCTCTTGCGTCTATTTCTTTTTGAATTAATCCACCACCAAAGAAAGATTTTTTAATTCTGGGAACAATACCACCACCTTTAAACGCGCCACCCAATCCTCTTTGGAATACTTGCTCCTGTTGCAGTTGAGGAGCACCTGGTGTCTTTCCAGTTTCTTTAGTTTCTTTTGGAGTTACAATAGATGGTTCTGTCTTTTTAAGTTCTTCTCTATAAGACTCATTCTTTTGGGACATTACATATGCACCAACACCCGCTGCTGCTGTTGCTGCCAAGAATGGATGTGCTCCAATAAATCTAACGATTTGAGGAATAAAAGTCCTCAACATCTTAAGAGTTCCGCGAACAAATTTGCCGAATGGAGTTGCAAATAAAGCATAGGCAGCAAGTAGTGAAGGCCACCAATCCTTTAAGAACCTACCAAGTGTCTTTATCTTATCTGCATTCTTGGGGTCACTAAACCATTTAACAAGTTGATTAAATGCATAACCAAGTAAAGTGAACTTAATAAATCTAAAGATACGGTCAAGAATACCTTGTGCAGGTGCAATGATTTTCTTTGCAAGTGCTTTCAGTTGCGTCAGTGGTTTTTCTAATTCACCCTCTCTTGTTCTTCTTCTCCTATCTTCACTCTTCTTTCTCTCATCATCACTTGCTTTCTTCTTTTCTTTATTCTGAAGAGTAATAGATTTTAGAAGATTATCAAGTGCATTCTCAATTCCCTTAATATCATCCGAATCTTCTTTTGTTTCTTGTGGTTCAGGTATTACTGCCTTACCTGCAAGTAAAAATTTATTTTGAGATACACGAATAGGTCCAGTTACGCCAATCTCATCTGCAGTAACTTTCTTTCTTTTTAGTTTAAATCTACCAACTTTTCCTTTTACTTTCTTAAATTCACTTACAAGAAGTTCATCTTCCTCTGAAGAAAGTTTCTTATCAAAGTTTCTGGATGCAACTAATCTTTCTTTAAGAAGAGAGATGTATGTCCCATAATCAATATCAAAAACATCATCAAGTCCAAGTAAACCTAGAACTCTTTCATCTACTTCTTCAGATACTAAATCATCTTCTCTTGTACCTTCATACAAGGCAAGAGCGGATTCTCTTTTAGATTCCGCTCTAATACTTGACAGTAGATCATCGAGTTCGTCAGGTCCCATTTTGTTGCTGCTTTGCTTTTTCTTCTTCCAAATAATTCTTTAGCATGGCAACGTATACATCCCTTTCCCAAGGCATCATATTTTCAATCTCCGTTAATGAATATTTATGGTACTGCATTAACGAAAAATTTAACTTATAAAAGTTTTCAAGGTCCATATGGACCATTGCTATGCGAAAAAACTTGAAAGACCCTCAAGAGCAACCTCACTTTCAACACCAGTATTTGGATTTTTGATTTGAACAGTGTGAGAAAGTTTGGGCATTGTTTCAAAGAACTTCTCAATCTGCTTAAATTGAGTTGAGTTCATTTGGTCAAGGAACTCTGTCAACTCTTTCTTGGTTACATCAGAAGCAGACCATACTTCTTCTTCAGTGTAAATTTTATCGATACAAGAAGCAATCAACTCAAATGATTGTTCCATTGTCGTATCTTCACTGAAGTCAAAGTTGTTACGAATGAATTCATCAAGTGAGGGATACTTCATTTCCATCACAATATGTTCATCTACTTGAATTTTATTAGTATGATTTTCATCTTTTTGAACTTTAATGTCATCAATGTTAATTGTCACTGGTACATAAGTTTCCTCATCATCAGGACAGATGACATTAACTTCAACTTCTTCCCCAACAGACTTACCACGAATGTTTAGGAAGAGATATTCAATATCAAAAGTTGGGAGTGATTCGACCTTAATTCCTTTTGTCTGAATACAACTCTTAATTACACCCTTGATTGCTGTTGTAATTTGTTTTGTATCTTCTGATTCTAGTGCAAGAACTAATAGTTTTTCTTCTCTTACTAGAAATGGTCTGTACGCTACTTTTTGTCCAGTAGAGGGAAGTTCCAACTCATATGTTGGTGTAGAAATCTTTGGTAAAGGCATAATGTCCTATAGAAGTTTCAGTGTGATTATTTATTGCTGTTCTCTAGTTCCTCCAGTTAATAAACCTTGCTCTGCTAGTTGTGCTTGTAAAGGTCTATTTGGGTCAAGATTATTTACTAATATTTGTTCACCATTGGGTCTATTTAAAGTAATAGATTCTCTTGGTGGAACGATATTTCCTCCACCACCAATGACATATCTGGAATAGTTAAATGACACGGTACACTTTAATAACTGCGAAGATTCATATGAGACTGGCATCGAAGTAATACTAATTGGATAAGCATTGATAAATCTATATTGAAGAACTCTTCCAGTATAATCTTTTTCAAATTTCTTAATGTAAATTGTAGATTTATATTGGTCTGGAAAATTGACTCTATAAGAATAATTGGTGTTATCTATACCGGCAGATACTTGCTCATTTACAATGTATGACATCCAGTTCTCAAAGAACTGAATTACATTATAATCGTGGTCAACATAAAATGTAAAGTCTGCTCGGTCATCATATTGTCTTCTATAAACATGCCTTTCAGTAACTCCACTAAAATCATTATTGATTTCGTGAGTTGCTAAAGAAGAACCTGGAAGAGAAGCTTCAGAACAAGAAAGGGAAATGAGTTCAAATGCACCTACATTAGTTCCATTACCAATACCAGCACCTGCCCTTGAGTTAATAAAATTTTGTACTGATTGTGGAGGTTCAAACCAACACTGAAAATGAGAAGTTAATGCTGGTCTTAAAAGAGATGCTTTTAAATCAGATACAGATTTTTTGACTGGGTTGGGAGCAACCATCTATCTATAAATATTTCTACTGATATATTATGTAGTCGGGATAATGGCAGAGAGTATTAAAAGTAAGTACAAACCAGAGTACCCACAAAAATACAAAGGAAATCACAACAACATTATCTGTAGAAGTAGTTGGGAGCGTAAATTTTGTCGTTGGTGTGATTTAAGTGAGAATATAATTTCTTGGGGTTCGGAAGAGTTTTACATTCCTTACATATCACCAGTTGATAATAGAGTTCATAAGTATTTTCCAGACTTTATTATTAAGGTTAGAGAGCAGAATGGTGAAATTAAAACTTATGTAATTGAAGTAAAACCAAAAAAGCAAACTGTCCCTCCACAGAAAAAATCAAGAGTGACTAAATCATACTTATACGAGTGCAAAACTTATGCAGTAAATCAAGCAAAGTGGAAAGCAGCAAAAGAGTTTTGTGCTGATAGACTAATTGAATTTAAGATTATCACAGAAGACAATTTAGGTGTCAAGTAATGGCAAAAGGATTTGGTCAGTATGTTGAATCCAGTTCTAAAAGAGTTAATGCTCTAAAGGAAAAGTTGGCAACATATGGTTATACAAATGCTGATGATATTATGATGACAATTATGGAAGTATTTCGTGAAGGAGAGTTTGTTCCTGATGTTGGTAAGTATTATACTTTTATATACTCGGCAAAAACAAAAGGTGTTAGGTACGATGAATTTCCTTTAGTTGCTGTGACTAATATTGAGAGATGGGGATTCAAAGGAATCAATTTTCATTGGGGAGAATCTAGAAATTATACTTGGTTTGAAGTGAATAGTAGATTATTAGAAGTCAAACAAAATGAAATTGAGTATCTTCGTTCACTTCCATATGCAAAATTCAGGACTAAATAAATAAAAAACGCTATAATGTCTCATACTCTACAAAAAATTGAGATGACTAATCCTCTTGTGGTTGGGGAGGATTTCTGATGGCAACAAGGGGTACTAGAGACGGAACAAGATTCCCAGTAAATGGAGTTCAATATTACACCATAATTGAAGCAGATGGTCCAAGAAAAGGACAAATAACGATCAAAAGTCCAACTGCAGCAGGAAATGTTGGTGGTGCA